CTTGTTTATTCTAGACTGTTTAATCCTGTACGTGAAGGCGGTCACAGCCTTGCAGTATGGGGAGCTAAACTAGGTCTGGCTAAGATTGAGTTTGAACAGTTCGATGAGTACACAGAGGACATGCTTGAGTACTGTAAGCGTGACGTAGCAGTTAACGTGAAAGTATACAAAGCATTACAGAAAGAAGGCGTGGGCTTTAGTCCTATGTCTATGGCGCTTGAAGAAGAAGTAGCGCAGATACTCAAGAAGCAGGAGCAGCATGGCTTTTACTTCGATGAGTACAAGGCGACAATGCTTTTGGCCTTGATGCGTGAGAAGATGGCAGAGACAGAGAAGGCAGTGGGTAAGGTGTTCAGACCTAAGATGGATGAGCGTCTTATTTATCGCAGAGAAAATGCTAGTGGCTCTGTTGCTAAAACAGGTAGCTGGGACACACCATCAGGTAAAGGCGTTAGGCTTACTGATGAAGAGTATGCACACTTGTCACAACCTGCTGTGTTTTCTACAACTAGGACTACGACAGTAGACTTTAACATAGGATCTAGGAAGCAAGTTGGTGAGTATCTAGTCTCATTTGGCTGGAAGCCTACACAGTTTACTGTCAATGGTAGGCCAGTTGTTAACGAGAAAACCCTGTCTGATATCAAAGGTATACCTGAAGCAGAACTAATCAAAGACTATCTGATGTACCAGAAACGTGAGGCACAGATAAAATCTTGGATAAAATCTGTTGGAGAGGATGTTAGAGTGCATGGCTTTGTAATACCTAACGGTACTATAACGGGGCGCATGACTCATCGTGAACCTAACATGGCTCAAGTACCCAGTTCTAATTCACCATTTGGTGAAGACTGTCGAGCTTGCTGGACTGTACCCAAAGGATACAAACTGGTAGGTATAGATGCTAGTGGCTTGGAACTTAGGATGCTCGCTCACTATATGGAAGACGAGGACTATACTAATGAAATCATTAACGGAGACGTACACACCGCTAATCAAAAACTTGCGGGACTTGAATCAAGAAATCAGGCGAAGACATTCATTTATGCACTCCTATACGGAGCAGGAGATGAAAAGCTTGGAAGTGTGGCTGGAGGAGGCAGAGCAGTGGGCCAGGGACTTAGAAAATCTTTCTTTGATAATCTTCCAGCATTTACAAATCTCAAAAACAAAGTTGCGAGAGCGGCAGGTCGAGGCTACCTCAAAGGGCTAGATGGTCGAAAGCTCTTTGTAAGATCAGAACATTCAGCACTTAACACTTTGCTACAAGGTGCTGGTGCTATTGTTATGAAGCAAGCCTTGGTGCTGTTCAACGATGAGCTTGAGAAGGAAGGCTTAGACGCTCACTTTGTATGTAACGTGCATGATGAGTGGCAGCTTGAGGTTCTTGAGAAAGACGCTGATCGTGTAGGTAAGATGGGTGTCGAAGCTATTATAGATGCTGGTGATTATCTTTACCTTACTTGCCCACTAGACGGAGAGTACAATGTCGGAAACAACTGGTCAGAAACTCACTGAACAGCTTGAGCTTTTTACAACACAGCCAAAGACTGAAGATAAATATACTAGACGTTGTACAAAGTGTAAGCAGCTTAAAGATATAACTGCCTTCCCTTTCAGAGAAGCCTCACACAAAGCAAGAAGAAAAGAGTGTAGAGAGTGTAACAATGAGTCAGCAGCTTTACTTAGAAAATTAAAATCAGAGAACCCATTTCCAAATGTAGCTGAGTATAAATGCCCCTGCTGCCTAAGAACAGAGAAAGAGATAAGGAGTAATGGAGGATGGCCTGATAGAACCATATGGGTTTTAGACCACAACCACACAACAAATAAATTCAGAGGCTGGATATGTGACAACTGTAATGTTGCTATTGGTAGATTTGCAGATAGTGTAAGCAGTTTAAAAAAAGCTATGAACTATTTACAGGGAGAATCAAATGACTAAAGACTTAGACAGCTTAGTAGACGATATGTACTCTGCTGTCATCGAAGCTACTGATGGTAAAGAGTTACCTGATGAAGCTGTAGAGGACTTTGGAGAGCGTATGAAGGACGTTCTTAGAGGCTGGACTCAGCCACACAAGCAGACTAAAGGGCTGCGTATGAGCAGTATAGGGCGTCCTGCGAGGCAGTTATGGTATGACTCTAGAGAAGTAGACGATAGATACAAACCTAAAGCAGCCACACAGATTAAGTTCTTGTACGGTCATATCCTAGAAGAAGTGCTGCTTATGCTGGTGAGGCTATCAGGTCATACTGTAACCGATGAGCAGAAAGAAGTAGTAGTTGATGACATCAAAGGCCACATGGACTGCAAGATAGACGGTGAAGTTATTGATGTTAAGACTGCATCTAACTTTGCCTTCAAGAAGTTCTCTGAAGGTACGCTTATAAACGACGATAGCTTCGGATATATGGCGCAGCTTGCAGGTTACGAGGCAGCAGAAGGTACAAGTGAAGGTGGTTTCTTAGCCATCAACAAGGAGTCAGGTGAATTAGCTCTGTTCAGACCTGGGACATTATCTAAACCTAATGTAAAAAAGAAAATAAAAGAGCTAAAAGAGGCTTTGACACTTGACAAACCTCCAAGCCATTGCTATACTCCTATACCTGAAGGTAAAAAAGGTAATGAAGTATTACCTAGAACCTGCGGATACTGCCCCCATAAAGAACAATGCTGGTCTGATTCTAATGATGGCTCTGGTCTAAGAGTCTTTAAATACTCAAACGGTTATAAGTACTTTACTAAAGTAGTATCTGAACCCAGAGTATTGGAGATTACATGAACAGAAAGATCATAAAAAGAATAAACAGACATGCAGACTTCCTTCTACTAGAGTGGTTAAAGACACTCATATCTGACAAAGACTACGAAAAAGTATCATTGAAAAATATGTACTCTTTCCTGCCAGACGTTAACTATTTCCATGCTAATGGGTGTTTGAGGTTAAGCTTCTATAGCCCTAAGTGGACTAGAAAAAGCATTAAGAAACTTGTAAGTCTTGGCAGCAGTGTTGAAGATATAACCATGAAAGATCTAGAAGACCTAGCCAAAAAGAAAGGGAGTGTTGAAGATTAGTACAAAGAAACGTGTGGTCAGTGGGCGCAGAAAACCTAGAGTACCTAGACCTAAGAAAGTAGTTACGGCAGACAACCATAAGTACGACTCTATATGGGAAGCTGTACTGCACGAATCTATACTAAAAGATTGGGATCATCACGTTGACAACATTAAGTATGTAGTCGAACACAAGTATGAGCCAGACTTCGTTAGAAAGATAGGGCGTAAGAAAATACTACTTGAATCTAAAGGACGGTTCTGGGACTTTGCCGAGTACAATAAATACGTATGGGTAAAAAAGAACTTACCTAAAAATACTGAACTTGTGTTCTTGTTTGCTAATCCTTCAGCACCTATGCCTGGCGCTAAGCGGCGTAAAGATGGGACTAAAAGATCTCATGCAGAATGGGCAAATGCTAATGGTTTCAGATGGTTCAGCGAAGACACTATCCCAGATGAGTGGATTGATTCGTCTGCTAGAGACACTGAAGAATTTAAGAAACGTACTGATAAGATAAACTTGGAGATGCAATGAGTATTGATGACGCAACACCAGAAGAATGGGACAAGGTTAAACTTAACACTGTTATAGCTGATGCGTGGAATAAAGCAGAAGAATGGGAAGGCCCTAATGACCATCCTTTATTCGGAGGTAACGATATGGTTAACAACCCAGAGCATTATAACAACGGCGATATTGAGTGCATTGACGCAATAGAGGCGATGCTTACTCCTGATGAGTTTGTAGGTTATCTGCGTGGTAACTCTTTGAAGTACCGCTGGAGATTCAGATACAAGAAGAAGCCCATAGAAGATCTACGCAAAGCTCGTTGGTACGAGGAGCGTTTGCTCAAGTTCTTGATGGAGAATCAGGATGTCTTGGGATAGGAAAGAAGAACGTAGGGAAAGGTTCAACAAGCGAAAACAATCTAAGAATAAAGCGCGAACCAAGGGGTACAGAAAAGATCAGCTTAGGGAAAAGGAAGATATTGATGACATTGAAAACTGGGAAGATGAACTATCTAGGCATCGAAATAGATTATGACAAAGAAGAATTACTCAATGAGTTTTCTTTAGAAACTTTAAAAGACAGATATTTTTGGGAAGATGAAACACATGCTCAAGAAGCTTTCGCACGGGCTGCTGTGTACAGTGCTACTTATCAAGGACATACTGACTTCGATCTTGCACAGCGACTTTATAGTTACGCAAGTTCTAATTGGTTCATGTTTAGCACTCCTATCCTTAGCAACGGGGGAACCAAGCGTGGTTTACCTATCTCTTGCTTTCTTAATTATGTTCCTGATTCAAGGCGTGGTCTATCTGATCACTATGATGAGAACATATGGCTCGCAAGTTCGGGTGGAGGCTTGGGTGGATATTGGGGTGATGTTAGGAGTAATGGGGTATCTACTGCTAACGGTAGTGAGTCTACTGGTAGCATACCATTCATGCATGTCGTAGACAGCCAGATGCTTGCATTCAATCAGGGTGTTACTAGGAGAGGATCTTATGCAGCGTATATGGACATTAGCCATCCAGAGATTGAAGAGTTTATTGCGATGCGAAAAACTACTGGTGGCGATCTCAACCGCAAGTGTCTTAATCTACATAACGGGGTTAGTATTTCTGATGAGTTTCTTTACTCTGTCCAACACGACCTCCCTTGGCGGCTGATTGATCCTAAATCAAAACAAGCAATAAAGACTTTAGCAGCGCGTGACTTGTGGTGGCAGCTAATACATACCAGAGCAGAAACAGGTGAGCCATATATTGTTAACCTTGACCGATGCAACGAGGCTCTACCGCAACAGCAGAAAGACTTGGGACTTAAAGTACGTCAAAGTAATTTATGTTCTGAGATTACCTTGCCTACTAGCGAAGAGCGCACAGCAGTTTGCTGCCTTTCCAGTGTTAACCTAGAATACTTTGATGAATGGAAAGACGATGAGTTATTCATCAGTGACCTAGTTACCGTGTTGGATAACACACTAGAACACTTTATTGATAATGCTATACAAACAGTAGGTATTTTAGAACAGTGCGATACCTTACAGGAGTTTAAGTATCATGTTGACTTGGATAAAAAAGGTTTTACAAAAGCCGCTTATAGTGCATATAGAGAACGGGCGATTGGCCTTGGTGCGATGGGCTTTCATTCTTATCTTCAACGTAATGGAATCCCTTTTGAAGGAATGTACGCTTCCAGCTTTAACAATAGAGCCTTTAAACACATCAAGGAAAGAGCTACTGAAGCTAGTGTACAGTTGGCTGGATCTAGGGGTGAAGCTCCTGATATGGTTGGCAGTGGTCTTCGTAACTCACATCTTCTTGCTATTGCTCCTAACGCCAGCAGCAGTATTATATGTGGTGGAACAAGTCCTAGTATTGAGCCTACGAGGGCTAACGTATTTACGCACAAGACTTTAACTGGTTCGTATAAAGTAAAGAACAAGTATTTGGAGAAGTTACTAGATGAAAAAGGTATCAACACAGAAAAAACGTGGAAGGATATTGCGGCTTTTGAAGGTTCTGTTGCGCACTTGGCGGCGTTATCTGAAGAAGAAAAAGAAGTATTTAAAACTGCACCAGAGATAAATCAAATCTGGATCGTTGAACATGCTTACCAGAGACAGAAGTATGTATGCCAAGCTCAGTCAGTAAACTTATTCTTCATACCACCACCAGCTACAGTAGACCAGGAGGTACACGATGAGTACTTGGAGTATATTAATAGTGTACATTGGGCAGGAGCTAACAAACTCAAATCTATGTATTACCTCCGCTCTAATGCAGCTAGAAATACAGAGAATGTTAACATTAAAATACCAAGAATAAATCTTGAAGAAGGGGAGTGTCTAAGCTGTGAAGGTTAAATTATTTTTATTGTTACTATTATTACCTGCTTGTACTACAGATGGTACTCAACGTAGTCAATGGGATTACTACAAACCTAAGAATACAAAGTGTACAGATGAGTACATAGCAATATGTAGGAAGTATGGTGCGCATATGATATGCGAATGCAGAAAGAGAACCAGATATGTCTGATCATCCAATAGAAGATTGTCAGTATTATATTTGGGAGGAGGATAGATTTGCACCGTATAAAGAGTTTAAAGAGTTTTACGCCGCAAAAGATGCGGAGGATACTAAGTTTAAAAACTTTTGTATCCAAGAATGGGCTGAGTATGCAATGAACTATAACAAAGAAGACAAGCTTAGCTATGCGGTGTGGCTCGCTAAGAATGAAAAGGAGCTAAGAGAAAAACATGGAAGATCATAAGATAAAAGCATTGAAGAGTATGTACAAAGCGCAGATTATGTGGGCTGGTTCAGAGCTTAAAAACTATCTTGAAAATCCAGCAGCCGTAGGAGAGCATACAATGCTTGAGACTATGGATGAGTTAGTAGGTAAGATATCTGAGGCTGAAGATAAGTTGGTTGTATTGGAGACTTTCTTTAATGAGTGAGATACAATACAGGATGCTGCCCCTGCCTTCTGTTTTTATGATGGAAGCAGACTTTCCTATGGAGCATGTAGATACTCTAAATACTTTTCTAGATGATCTCTTGTTGCAGGAAGATAGAGTCACTGCTGCTGATACTCTTGTAGGACAGATACAGGCTGGCGAACAGTTGCGTATGGATCATACCCATGAAGACTTGCAAGACGTTAGAGCCTGTTTACAGAACCTAGCCGTACACTACGTTGGACAGTTCTTTGAAAATACTGGTCAAGTATTGGATGGCGATAGACAAATAGACATAGATGAGTTATGGTCTGTTCACAGCTACGAAGGTGACTACAATCCTATACACGACCACGGCACTAAGACTATAATGGGTATTAGCTGCACAACGTGGACTAAAATACCAGAGCAGATACAAAAACTAGAAGCACCGCATGAAGGAAAGTTTAGTTATTATAATGCTTCAGGATGCAGCGATGGCTTCATAGAGTTTGTGTATGGCCAGAGCGCAGTCAATGATAAAGAAAGACTAAAGCCTACTCAGGCTGTAGTATTTAAACCACAGATAGGTAAGATATATTTCTTTCCTTCTTGGTTACAACACATGGTATACCCATTCAAAGGCGAAGGAGAGCGCCGTACTGTAGCTGCAAACTTAAACGCATTCCCAGTGGAGAAACAATGAATACAACACTAGTAGATTTAGTAACTCTTTGGAGCTACGACAAAGGTATTATTAACAACAGCACACCACTTGCACAGTTTGCAAAGCTTGTATCAGAGATAGGAGAACTCGGCGATAACATTGCTAAGCAACGAGATATTGCAGACGATATAGGCGACTGCCTTGTGGTGTTAAATACATTAGCAGTTATGCATGACACAGACCTAGACCAGTGTTTACGTGTAGCTTACTTAGACATTAAAGATCGTAAAGGCCATATGAATAGTAATGGCGTTTTTATAAAAGAAGGAGATGTGGCTTGAGCTTACTAGATACTAGAGATTACTACAAACCATTTGACCATCCTTGGATGTTCGACTACTACTCACAGCAGAATCAGATGCACTGGTTCCCAGAAGATGTACCGCTGCACAATGATGTGAAAGATTGGCAGGTTCTTGATGAGTCTGAAAAGAATTTACTTACACAGATCTTTAGACTGTTCACGCAGTCTGATGTAGATGTTGGTTCTGGTTATGTTGACCGCTATATGAAGATCTTCAAGAAGCCTGAAGCACGTATGATGATGGGTGCCTTTCATAACATGGAGTCAATACATCAACACGCTTACAGTCTGCTACTAGACACCGTAGGAATGCCTGAGCTTGAGTATAAGGCGTTTGCAGAGTATGAGGCTATGGCAGATAAGCATGAGTATATCGACGCTGTACGGGTGACTAAGGGCGATAGACAGTCCATTGCAAAGGCCCTGGCTATTTACTCAGCTTTCACTGAAGGACTACAACTGTTCTCTAGCTTCATAATCCTGCTAAACTTCCCACGCTTCGGCAAGATGAAGGGCATGGGACAGATTATTACATATAGCATACGTGATGAGTCTATGCACGTAGAGGCAATGACAAAGCTATTCAGAGAGTTTATTCAAGAGAACATTGAACTGTGGACTGATGACTTCAAAGCTGAGATCTATCAGGCATGTCGTGAGATGGTTGACCTAGAGGATAGGTTCTTGGATCTTGTGTTTGAACAAGGCGATATGCGGGGACTAACAAAGAAAGAGATGCAGCAGTACATCAGGTACATTGCAGACCGTAGGCTGCTACAGCTAGGCTTAAAACCTAACTACAATGTAAAAGATAATCCACTAGATTGGCTTGATGATGTGTTGGGTGTAGAGCATCAGAACTTCTTTGAAGGCCGTGCAACTACTTATATGAAGGCGGGGCTACGTGGTAACGTAGAAAAAGTGAAGTTCGCATGAGTGAAGGTAATGTAATATCTTTTAAAGTGTTTGTGGATTCTAAAGGTAACTTGATGACAGAGTACAGTAAGCTTCCTATTGATAAAGTATCTGAGGTCTTTGATTCCTCAGATACTCCATTCGTTCAGAAGATTCTAAGAGAGCTTGAACCTAGATTAGAAACATTACATTCTAAACTAGAGAATGAACTAAACGCTCTTACTTAACAGGTTTCATCCTTACTCTGGATCTACTGATAATCTTATCACTGGTGGCCAAAACAAAAGCAGAGTGCTGCTTAATCATTTCTAGTATTTCTAGTTTTATGTCAGCATCATCTGCCTCTACAAAAGCGCCACCTAGATAAGACATCGCATCTGTATTTAAACGTAGGGTACTTGTTTCAGGGGACTCTACAAAGTGAACCATCTCTTCCATACCTCTTCTCCTACCATTTTACACGGTCAGCCCAATAAGCCGCCGACATTTTACCCTTCTTAATGTTCTTAGCATGACGAGCCTTAAAAGACTTACGTTTAGCTTTCATCTTAGCTGACTCACCTGCTTTAGGTTTACCTGCTGTCTTAGCACCTTTCTGTCCAAAACGAATAGTTTTTATTTTGTCACCATCTTTAGCAACAACAATATGAGATTTCTTCGGGTGGTTAGGAGTACGCTTGGGCTTGTTATAACCCGATACTCCTGCTCGTTCTAAGCGTGGATCTTTCTTACTCATTTCTTTCTGTAGCTCCTTGTCTTCTTAGCAATCCTCTTAGGCTGCTTACTGTGCTGCTTACCCTTCTTAGTATCTTCGCGCTTCTTACGTGTAGTTGCTGCATACTCTTTAGACGATAAAGCTTTTATAGCCTTTTCAGGTAGGTAACGCTCTCCAGTTTCACTAGATTTCTTACCAGACTTAGTACGCCACTTCTGCTTTGTCCAAGCCTTCAAAGACTTTTGAGATTTTTTAAGTGCCATTACTTATACCCACCACCTGCGGCTTTGTATTGCTTAGCGAGCATCTGGGCTTTACGCGCCGACCACTGACCAGCTTTACCACCCTTTGTTCCTGCTTTAATCTTATTGAATAAACGCTTACGCATGGTAGGCTTGGTGTAGTTACCAGCCTCGTTAACCCTAGATTTAGTTTTCTTTTTAGCAGCCATATTATTCCTCTTTCTTTTTTGCTGGATCTCTGAATAGTATTTTATTACCTGCATCATTTACATTAATCTGACGCACTCTACAGTATGTTTTAAAATAATTATTGTTACCTAACATAGCATTATTATCTGCAACTGATTGACTATTTAGCGCAGCAGAATATTCTAAGCAAGAAGTTAGTTCTCTAAAATAAAACTCTTCTCCTGTAACTTGTCCTCTTTCTAATATGATAAGGACAAAGATCATCATAGTCATGCTTTAAGATCTACCGTATATTTATCTTGATTATAAATTTTTAAAATAGTAACCATTAACTGACCATTTTTATATTCATAGTAAAATTGTTCAAGATAAGTTATAGCTTGTACAGCACCTTTAACTGCGAAAGTTTTCTGCTTTACAGAATACATTTCTTTTACCCTGTCAGGTACTATAGACTCCTGTGCGTTAACACTGTTAGGAAAAGGAGGTATAGCTTCCACTACAGTCTTCTTTTCTTCTTGACAGCTTCTATTTTAACAGCAGTAGGTTTACGCAAGTCCCAAGTAAGAAGTACTAACTTGATGTCCCACGCTGTTCCGAGTACTCTTGGGCCTTGGTTGCGCACATACACTTCCGCACCGTATCCGCATTGCCCTTTGTTGAACAGCAGCCACTTCCTTGCGACTTCGTGGCGGTACGATGGTGGTTGCACATAGCGTAACATCCTGTACTCTCGCATGTCGCAGAACAAGTTTGGGTTTTCTGGGTCATAGTCTATTTCGCTAAGAGAGCTTGAACCAGTGCGGCGATTTGTTCGTTCGTTTTCTCCTGAATTTTTTCCTGTCGCTCCAAGCTCGACACGATGGCCTCCACTTTGGCGCTCGTCACTGCCTGTGCTTGACCGTTCTCCTGTGCCTTTTTTGCGGCTTCCTCCGCTATCTGGGCAATGCGCTCCCTGTCCTCTGAAGCATGTGCAGTATTAGCTTGCAGTACGCCCCAAGCAACTGCTAGGCTTACAGCCGCTGCTGCGATTGGCAATCCCCACTGAGGTATCTTAATAGTTCCATCACTCATAGTTATTTCCTTTTATTCATTATTCCCATTACAGACCTAACGCCAAACGATGCAGCAATAATTACAGATAAACTGTACTGATACCAATCTGGCATAGCTTCTAAAGCTTCAAAACCTGCTTGTACATAACCTACAGTAGCAGGAAAGAAACATAGTATAAGAGGCACACTAAATAAAAGTGTAAGCCACTCATCTTTCCAAGACTGATTAGACGCTCGCGCCATTGCAGTCTCCCAATCAGCAGCAGACTCAGCTTGCTTTACCATTACAGTAGCTTCTGCTTCTGCTTTTGCTTTAGTCTTAGCTACCTTTCCTTCTAGCCAAGTACCTCCAAGCTTTACAATGCCATCAATAACTGGAATCGCCATCTATCTCTGCCTCTATCTGTTCTAAAATTAGTTCCTGCTGAGCTTCAAACATCTTTCTAAAATCTTCAAGCTGCATAAAACCTAGATTGTGTTTAGCTTGATGTAGCTGGTAGTTCTTATAAACCTTTTCCAGCATGTTCTCGCTGTACAGAATCATTAGTAACTCCATACGTGCGGTCTAGGGCGACCTTCAGAGTCTGGTAAGTCATCTAAGTGTATGAAACGCACACCACCTTTTTGGCTCACACCGATACCTGTAAAACCTGCGTCTAGAGCGGCCTGTAGAAGCCTGTGAGCCTGTTCTCCACGTACAGCTATATCTACAGCCCTTCCTGATGCGTGTGCGCCAGGAGCGTTTTTACGGGCTTCTAAGGGGTGGTCTGGGCAACGGTACGCAGATGTTATAGGAAAGGGGAAACCTAGCTTATCTCTTAGCTTGTCTACCTTTTGCATAAACGCAGGATCAATACCTTCTGCTTCACAGTGCTTGCATTCTAGTTCTTTGTCTGAAAAGTATT